AGAATATACATTATCACTTAATGCTATTCCCAATAGCGATATTATAATGGATGTGCCAATTATTTTAGATAGCGTATCAATACAAGATGATTATGATGGTGATTTTGCAACTAGAAGATTTGTTACTTACACTATGAATTTTACTTTGAAGTGTAACTTCTATGGTCCATTGACTGAAGGTAAGCTTATTACTAAGACATTCGTTGATCTTAATACTATCAATCTTACTCTTGATGCACTAGTTGCCAACAACGATGGTGTTGGCAATCCAATAGATGGATCCAAAACTAATGTATGGACTGAAAAACCATAGTACTATTATACCATACATGACAGAAAACCTAAAATCTTATAATTCTAATTCGGGACTTAAAGCGGCAGGCCAAATTATTGGCTTAGTAAAGAACAACTTCAAGAATATTTGAAGTGCGCTGAAGATCCAATTTATTTTATCAATAATTATTGCATGATCGTATCACTCGATCAAGGCTTAATTCCATTTAAATTATACCCGTGTCAAGTAAATAAGATAAACATCATCCATAATAATCGTAAGGTTATTCTAATGGAAGGTCGTCAGCAAGGTAAGACTACATCTTCAGCAGCATACATCCTTTGGTACACTATATTTCAAACTAGTAAGACAGTAGCTATCCTTGCGAATAAAGCAACCGCAGCTCGTGAGGTATTAAATCGTTACCAATTAATGTATGAAAATCTTCCACTTTGGATGCAACAGGGTGTTACCACATGGAACAAAGGCGATATCGAATTAGAGAATGGTTCTAAAGTATTCACTGCTGCAACATCAGCATCTGGTATTCGTGGTAAGTCTGTTAACATGTTGTATGTTGACGAAACTGCGATCATCCCAAACACTGTTGCCGATCAGTTCTTTGCTTCAGTATACCCAACAATTTCAGCCGGTGATACTACGAAGATCTTATTAAGTTCTACTCCTTTGGGATATAACCACTTTTGGAAATTCTGGAACGATGCAGAGAATGACCGCAATGGGTTCGTTCCATTGTTTATTCCATATACAGATATTCCAGGTAGAGACGCAGCATGGGCTAATGAACAACATAGATTACTCGGTGATCTTAAATTTAATCAAGAAGTATTATGTACTTTCCTTGGTTCAAGTTTAACATTGATTGGTTCAAACACAATCTCACAAATGTCTCCGGGAAGAATAATATATAGTAAAGACGGATTTGATGTCTATGAAAAACCGATGGTTGGTTGCGTATATGCACTGGTTGCAGACACCGCAAAAGGCGTTGGTGGAGATTATTCTGCATTCGTAGTTATAGATATGACAGAACTTCCATATAGACTAGTTGCCAAGTATAAAGACAATAGGATTAGTCCTATGTTGTATCCTTCGATTATAAATAAAGTTGGAAAAGAATATAATACTGCATACGTTCTTATTGAGATTAACTCTTCAGAACAAGTTGCTGATATTCTATACAGCGAATATGAATATGACAATGTTGTTATGGTCAATAGAAGTGGCGATGGACAGACAATATCGGGTGGCTTTGGTGGCGGAAAAACTCAATTGGGGGTTATAACCGACAAGAGAGTCAAACGAATTGGATGTTCTAATTTTAAAGCTCTCGTTGAAGAAAAACGATTATTGATTCCCGATGCCGATGTTATATCTGAAATTTCTACATTTATTCAAGTAAAGAATAGTTATGAAGCAGATGAAGGTTATCATGATGATCTAGTTATGCCTTTAGTATTGTTTTCGTGGGCAACTAGTAGTCAATACTTTAAGGATCTTAGTAATATCAACATTAGACAAGTGATGTATGAAAACCAAATGAAACAAATTGAATCGGACTTAACTCCATTTGGTTTTCTAGATGATGGACAAACAAGAGAAGATGGCCTAATGGCTAACTTCTAAAATCGACTATATATAAATAAAGATAGACAAAGTTCTAATTTATTAATAACTCTCAAGGAGAATCGCAATGCCTTTCGCACTATCTCCAGGCGTAACAATTGTTGAGAAAGACTTCTCATCTATTATTCCTGCTGTTTCAACTTCCGCTGGCGCGTTCGCTGGCGTGTTTTCATGGGGACCAGTGGCAGAGCCAACGACTGTTTCTTCTGAGGATGTACTAGTACAATCATTCGGAAAACCAAATGATTCAAACTATCAATCGTTTTTCTCTGCCGCTAACTTTTTATCATATACAAACAATCTAATTGTTAACCGTACTGATACTTCTGATCTACGCAATGCTGTTTCGGCTGCTGGTGGTGAAGTTTTAGATGTAACGTTTTCAACTAAGGGTTCTGGTTATAAAATTGGTCATGCTCCTACCGTAACGTTCTCTGCGCCAGAAACTGCTGGTGGAACTACAGCTGTTGGCACTATCGTTCTTAGTGGCGGTATTGTTACTGGTTTTACTATTGTTGGCGGCGGCGGTTATATAACTGCTCCTACTGTTACTATTAGTGCTCCTGAAATTGAAGGTGGCCAAACTGCAGTAGCTACTGCAGTTCTTAGTGGTGGTGTTGTTACTGCAATTAACTTGACTTCTGGTTACACCGGTTCAGGTTATCTTAATGCTCCTACTATTACTATTAGTGCAGCTCCAGCAGGTGGAACTACTGCGACTGCGACTGCGACTGTTGCAACTTCTAGCATTAGCAAAATTAGTCTTACTACTGGTGGTTCTGGTTACGTTGCAGTTCCTACTGTTACTATCGTAGCAAATAACACTGGTACTGTTGGCGCTGTAGTTGCTCCTACTGGTGTAACGGCAGTTTTATCATCTTCTACAGGTGTTAAGATTAGAAACACTGCCGACTACGTTGCCAACTTCCGCGACTTCCAGCAATCAGTGTATGGTATGTTTGCCGCTAGATATCCAGGTACTCTTGGTAATGGCATTCAAATCGTATTAGTTGATAATAGCGTATACACTTGGGCTTTAGCAAATCCAACTAGTTATATTAGTGGTACGACTGTAAGAGCTTCTGTTATTACTAGTAGCTTTGCTGGTGCGCCAGGAACTAGCACTGCTGCAGCACTAAAAGGTATCATTAATGACGAACTTCACGTTTTAGTATTAGATACTCCTCGTGGAACTTGGTCTGGTGTACCTAATACTACTCTTGAAAAGTATTCATACCTTTCAAAGATTAAAGGTGTTACTCGTAGTGATGGCACAAATGTTTACTTCCGTGATGCAATCAATAGTGGATCTAGATATGTTTGGGTTCTAAACACTCCAAGCGTAGTTCTAATCAATGATCCGCAGAATGCAGATTGGAATCAAAGCATTGATTCGATTCTTCAAGCAACCAATCTTCGCGACTTAAAACCTACTGCAGTGGCAACAGTGCTAGCTGGTGGTGTAGATGACTTTGTTGCAACCGACGGTGAAACACAAGCAGCATTCTTACAGTTCACTAATACTGATTTGTATGATATCTCTCTTGTCGTATCAGGCGATGTTAGCGCAGTAACTGCAAACGTTCTAATTAATAGTTTGGCTGAAATCCGCAAAGACTGTGTAGTGTTTATCTCTCCACGAAATGCTGATGGTTCTCCAATTACTATTTCTACTAGTGCAGTAACAAGTATCCAAGCGTTTAAATCGACGTTGACTAATAGTACTTATGCAGTTCTAGACACTGGTTGCAAATATCAATATGATCGTTACAATGATGTATATCGTTGGATTCCATTGAATGCAGACATCGCCGGTCTGTGCGCTCGCACTGACTATACGACTGACGCATGGTTCTCTCCAGGTGGTTTCACTCGTGGACAAGTAAAGAATGTAGTTAAGTTAGGTTTCAATCCTGGCCCTACTGATCGCGATAATCTTTACAAAGAAAGCGTAAATCCAGTCGTAACATTCCCAGGTCAAGGTACAATCCTTTACGGTGATAAAACATTCTGGGCTAAACCAAGTGCTTTTGATCGTATCAACGTACGTCGTCTATTCATTGTGTTGGAAAAAGCAGTTGCAACAGCAGCTAAATACCAACTATTCGAGTTTAACGATGACTTCACTCGTGCTCAATTCCGCAATCTAGTGGAACCGTTCCTACGAAATGTTCAAGGCCGTCGTGGTATTATCGACTTCCGTGTTAAGTGTGACAATAGTAATAACACAGGCGAAGTGATTGATCGTAATGAGTTTGTTGCAAGTATCTTCATCAAACCAAATCGTTCTATTAACTTCATCACGCTAAACTTCGTAGCCGCTCGTTCAAGTGTAAGCTTCGACGAAATCGGCGGTTAATTTAAAAGGGGGAGATTAACCTCTCTCCCGTTTGAATAAATAAAAGAATAAAGGAGTCATTCAGATGGCAAACATTTCAGATTTTAAAGCACAACTTACTGGTGGCGGTGCTCGCGCCAACCAGTTTAGAGTTCAGTTGGCTTTCCCTACGTTTGTAAACCTTGGCGCAGTTGCTGGTGTACAAGCTCAGTTCTTATGCAACACAGCACAATTACCAGCATCGACTATTGAACCTATCTCTGTACTATATAGAGGTCGTCCAGTAAATTTTGCAGGTGAACGTACGTTTGCACCTTGGACTGTTTCAATCTATAACGATACGAACTTTAATATTCGTAACGCACTAGAACAATGGTCTAATGGCATTCAGAACAATGCAGCAACAACTGGTATTGTCAATCCATTAAATTATCAAGTTGACTTAGCTGTATATCAATTGGATCGCAATGGCGCTACAATTAAAACATACAACTTTGTTGATGCATTTCCTTCTGAAGTTGGTGATATCCAACTAGGATACGATCAAGGTAACGCGATTGAAACGTTTAACGTGACATTCCAGTATAACTTCTGGACATCAGACACTTCAACCGGCGGTGCTGCTGGTGGATTTGGAGTTAGCGGAACAATTAACACCCCAGTCGGTTCATTCCCTATTTAATTAAAAGCGATATATAATGAAAGTTTTTGGTTTTGAAATTCAGCGCAAGAAACAACCTGAAACGTTATCAATTATTGCGCCATCAGCAGATGATGGCTCAACGGTTGTTACGTCTACTGCAGGATACTATGCACATGTGATGAACATGGATGATACGATTAAGAGTGAAAATGACTTAATTCGTAGATACCGTGAAGTATCTCAATATCCAGACTGCGATAGTGCCATTGATGATATCACCAATGAAGCTATTGTTGCAGAAGAAGATCATGCACCAGTTGAAATTGTTTTAGATGATCTAAAAGTTTCTGCTGCAATTAAAACCAAGATTACTGACGAGTTTAAGAACGTCATGACCCTTTTGAAATTTGATCAAAAAGGTCATGACATCTTTCGCAATTGGTATGTTGATGGTAGATTATACTATCAAATTCTGGTAGATGAAGAAAATCCTAAGAATGGTATTGCCGAACTACGACCAGTCGATTGTCGTAAAATTCGTAAGATTAAGAATGTAAAGAAACAAAAGAACGCACAAGGCGTGGAAGTTGTTATGAACGTAGAAGAGTACTACCTATACAACGATAAAGGTATTACAGAATCTACTACACAAGGAATTAAACTTCCTGTTGATTCTATTCTCTACACTCCATCAGGAGTGATAGACCAAAATAGTGGTCTTATGCTATCGTATTTGCATAAGGCTATTAAGTTAGTAAATCAACTTAAAATGATGGAAGACTCGCTAGTCATCTATCGTATTAGTAGAGCACCAGAACGTAGAATTTTCTACGTTGACGTTGGTAATCTACCAAAACAAAAAGCTGAACAATACGTCAATGATTTGATGAATAAGTTCCGCAACAAAGTTGTTTACGATGCAACAACTGGCGAAGTCCGTGATGATCGTAAGCATATGTCTATGATGGAAGACTTCTGGATGCCACGCCGTGAAGGTGGTAAAGGCACAGAAATCACAACACTTCCAGGTGGACAAACTCTTGGTCAAATTGAAGACATTGAGTTCTTCCAAAACAAATTATACCAAGCATTGAACGTCCCAATGAGTCGTCTAAAAGGCGATAGTGGATTTAGTATTGGC